AAGGTTGGCGAGGTCGTAACTCCCGATATTGCGACGGAGATTGTGCAGACCATCAGCACCAAGCTGGGTGACGTGGTAACACCTGACATTGCCGATCAGGTGACGCAGGTCATCAACACGAAGGTTGGCGAGGTCGTAACTCCCGATATTGCGACGGAGATTGTGCAGACCATCAGCACCAAGCTGGGTGACGTGGTAACACCTGACATTGCCGATCAGGTGACGCAGGTCATCAACACGAAGGTTGGCGAGGTCGTAACTCCCGATATTGCGACGGAGGTGGTGCAGACCATCAGCACGCAGCTTGGCGACGTGGTAACACCTGACATTGCCGAGCAAATCACGCAGACCATCAACACCAAGGTTGGCGAAGTCCTGACTCCTGAGATAGCAGCAGAGGTGGTTCAGACTATCAATACGAAAGTCGGAGATGTCGAACTGCCTGAAGTGCCAACGACGTACACAGTCACCATTGAGGCCGACACAGCAGATGCAGTGAAGGCAGTAGATGCTGCTGTGGCTGATATTGATGCAAAGCGAGTGGTAATCCCTGTGGAGGTGGAGCAGCCAAAGCCGCTGAACATCAGGCTGACAACGGAGAACCTTGCTGCATACACCAACGACTTGAAGCAGAAACTCGGACAACTTGACCTCGGTACTGAAGCCTATGCAAAACTGAATACGCAGATGGTGGATGCAACGACGTTGAAGACCATGATGCAAGTTGCACTTCAGGAAGGACTAAACGACCTTGTGCTTGATCTCGCTCCGATGTGGGAGGCAATTCTGAACGCCGACGACATCCACGACGACGTATGGAAAAATCTTGGTGCGAAGCTGCAAAAGGAACTGAAAGCAACAGGAAGCACCAAACAATACGGCATCAATCGGCAGACAGGCGAAGTGTCGGAGACAAAGGGCGACAACAAGAACCAGCAGGAGCAGTTCGCCAAAGGTATGCAGTCGATGACGGGTGCTATGAGCAGCATCGCAGGCGGCATTCAGCAACTGGGTGTGGAACTGCCCGACGGCATCAACCGTGCATTGGCCATGATGCAAGGTATCTCGACCATCCTGACAGCCATCCTCACCATCACCACACTCATCAAGGGTGAAGAGACGGTGCAGACGGTGGCCAGTTTTCTGCCATTCCCATTCAAGAACGGAGGGCTTGTGCCACACGCAGCAAGTGGGATGCTCATCCCAGGCAACGACTACGCAGACACCACTCCGATATTCGCCAGCAGCGGCGAACTCATCCTGAACAGAGCGCAGCAACACAACATCGCCGGACAGCTCGAAGGCGTGGCACAACGCAACAACGGCGGTGGAACACCATACGTGCTCGGTGAACAGATATGGCTCGGAGTAAACAACTACCTCCGCAGAAATGGCAGGGGCGAAATAGTAACCGCAAACAAACGATAAATGATATGGCAACAAACGGAAATACGATACTTGTGTATCTCGGCTCGACACTGATCGGCGGAATAAAAAGCAACGACATCGAGACCGACATTGAGATGATAGAGGTGAGCAGCCCATCGTCAGGAACGTGGCGAGAATACCGCACTGGACGGAAAGAGTGGAAGGTAAGTGTCAACTACCTCGTGTTGGCAAACAGTTCACTCGGTAATTCGTCTACAGCACTGAAAGACCTTCTTTGCATCGGCAACTCCTACACCCTGAAGTTTATGCCACGCAACGGAAGCAGCAGCAACGGAGTGGAAGGGACAGCCATCCTGAAGACGTGCAAGGTGTCGGCTGCAAAGCAGAACCTGGTCACTGGCCAATTCACCTTCATTGGAAACGGGCAACTCTCTTGATGGTAATATAACAGGTTTATTTTTTCATGGTTTTAGATTAGTAAATTAGTTACGCCAGCAGCCTGTGAAGGTAGCTGGCTTTCTTAACCCCCTCCCATCCTCCCCGTGGGGAGGAGAACAACAAGCAGGAACATTTTGGAGCAGCGAGCGCAGAGTGATGCTTGCATCGACTATGGCGAGTCGTGACAAAATTGACTGAAACATCGTGTTTCAGTAAACCCAAAACCAAGATTGGGGCATAATTATAGAATTGACAAAAAAAAATAAAATATATGGACACAAACTTGAAATGGCTGACGCTGAAGCAGATCAAAGCACAATTACGGCTTGACGACCAACAGGCGTACGAGGAACACGACCTGCTGGAGATGTACGGCGAGTCGGCAGAAGAGACGGTGCTTGAACTCTGCAACAGGACGTATGACGAGATACAAGCCACCTACGGCGGCACACCGAAGAATTTAGTACACGCATCGCTGATGCTGGTCGATATGAGTTATCAGTATCGTTCTCCTGCATCTATGCAATCTATCTCGCTTGTGCCATATACTTTCGACATGCTGATTAAACCCTACATAAAATTGTAATTATGGCCTATTCATCAGGGATGCTTAATAAGCGAGTGGCGGTTATGAATCCATCGACCATCACACAAGGGAAGTTCGGACGGCAGTCGGCTGGTCGTGAGTATAAGTTCGACGGTATGTTCTGGGCTTCGGTTGACTTCAACAAAGGCATGAAGTCGATGCGTGAAGGTGCACTTGATGCTTACGACACGCTCATGATCAGGATGCGTTGGAACGACAAGGTGAATGTGCGTTCGATGATTGTATGGAAAGGTCGCACCTTTGCTGTGCGCTCGTTCAATGATGAACGGCAAACCAACCAGATTCAACTGATCGTAACTGAAGACACAGGCCAAGACTTGTCGAGACTTGTACCATACGATCCATCAAACTCAGCCATCAGTAATCCCGTCAGCGATTCAATCATTGGAGGTTAATATATATGTATAACAACAAAAATCAAGTAACGAAAAATGGCAAATCAAATCTTTGACATTACACAGACGGATGTGCAACTTCAAGCCATCCTCAACAAAATTCAGCCCCTCGCCAACACAGGCGACATGGCAACACTTGGATTCGGTTACGGAGTGTGCGCGACAGCCGGAGGTACAGCCGCCAAGACGGTCAGCATCACCAACTTCGTGTTGACACCAGGTGCAATCTTCGCAGTTCTCTTCCAGAACGCATTCACGGCATCAAGCCCTACACTCGCCGTCAACGGATCGGCTGCCAAAGCCATCAAGTTGTTTGGAAATTCCATGCCTATGGGTAAGGTTCATAACAACACCGTCCTCGTTATGGCCTATGACGGCACCCAGTTCAACGTCATCGCTATCGAAAGTCAGGTAGCACCTGCACCAGCAGGCTTTGTTGACCTCGCACTGCCTTCAGGTGTGCTGTGGTGTGAGCACAACATTGGTGCGGCATCTCCTTACGAGCATGGACTTTATTTCTCATGGGGCAATGTGACCGGCCACGCAGAAGGCAGCGGCTACGACTTCAGCGATGCCGTCTACGCAGAGACCGACGGTGCCGCGCTGACGGGCAACATCCCCGTGAACAACACCTACGACATGGCGCGTCACAACATGGGTTCACCATGTAGGCTTCCAACAGTTGGCGAGTTCCAAGAGCTGAACAGCAACTGCGACTCTGAGTGGACCGACGAGGACGGAGTGGCAGGTCGACGCTTTACATCCCGCCTCAACGGCAACTCTATTTTCTTCCCGGCTTCGGGCTACTACAGTGGTACTTCGCTCTACAACCGCGGTTCGTTCGGCTACTATTGGAGTTCGTCTTACGTATCGGCGACGCACGCATACAACTTGAGCTTCGATTCGGGTGGTGTGTATCCAGCGTACTACAACAGCCGGCGCCTTGGTTTTACGGCGAGGGCTGTTCAGTAATTGCCTGCACCCATTTTTGCGGTCTGAGACACAAATCAGGCGCGGCCACAAGCCGCGCCGTGGCTCAGACGGTAAAAATGGATTCTCTCGTAGCCGATGCGCTCGTGTCGGCTTTACATATATAACATTAGAAACAAATCAATCATTAATCATTTAAAAATATGCTTATTGTTCCTGCCTTGGAATACGAAAAGTTGCGTCAGGACGCTGCCTTGTGGAATAAAATCATACTCCACCGTGAGGGGAAGTTCTATCGAGTCTACGAATGGAGTCTTTGGCTTATCAAGACCTACGTCTGCACAGAGGACTTCCAGAAGCAACGCGGCGACGACAAGGTGCTCTCAGCAAAACGATACGTCGGCAAGAAGACTGGCGAATATGCCATGAGCGGATTCCCCGTCGAAAGTCTGTCGAAGTACATACCCGAATATCAGTCGGTGCGTCCGATGGAGGGTGGTGACGATCTGGAAGTGACCATCAACCTGCCATTCAAGGGCGATGAGACATACGACACGTTATTCCTGGCATTCACCGAATGGAAACAAAAGCTGGAGATATACGAACCCGACGAGAAGAAAGGCGGCAAAGGCAAGGACATGAAGCCTCGCGGCGGTGCATTTGCCATAGTCCAGAAACTATTGGCCTATCCCGTCGAGAAGAAATCATCGTCAGAGAATGTTGAATTTATCAGTGAGCTCAAAGAGTTAGCCGCTGAGCTATTATAAAAATCGCTGTTTTTCTTATTGGTACAACGGGCTGTTCAGGGCAATTACATAGGTCATCCGTCAGGCTGTCACTTGCGGAGTGACGGCAGGAAAGAAAACAGAGACCGCCAGCGGCTTTCAATGTTCAAGGATTCTGCTGGAGATAGGTCCGAAAGGTGGTGATCGTTAAGTTGGATATTTTCTTCCCGGCTTCGGGCAACTACAATGGTACTTCGCTCAACAACCGCGGTTCGAACGGCAACTATTGGAGTTCGTCTTACATATCGGCGACGAACGCATACAACTTGAACTTCAATTCGGGTGGTGTGAATCCAGCGAACAACAACAACCGGCGCTATGGTTTTACGGCGAGGGCTGTTCAGCATTTACCAGGTGCGGCCAGACAATAGGAAAAGACAACGTGAGGACAACCACCCACAGATGAAGCAAAGAGGATGATATGGCAATGGAGTTGACAAGAGATCATCTGCTGATAGACCTGTATGCGGCATGGCACATGGCACGCAGGCACAAAGTGACGAAGCACTATGTGCGCGTGTTTGACCGTCACACTGACAGAAATCTACAGGCAATATGCGATGCTCTCTTCACCCGCAACTACCAACCAGAACCATCCAGTTGCTTCATCGTGGACCGTCCAAAAAAGCGCGAGGTTTTTGCTGCTCAGTTTGCCGACCGCGTGGTGCATCATTATTATTACAACCAAACACACCGCATCTACGAGCGCACATTCATAGAAGATTCGTACAGTTGCATTCAGGGCCGAGGCACGCATTACGGCATTGAGCGTCTGAAGAAGCACATCAAGGAAGAAAGCAATAACTACAGCCGCGAATGTTGGGTAATGTCGCTCGACATTCGCGGATATTTCATGCACATCGACAGACATATATTAAATGAAATTGCGACTGGCATCTTGCGACGCATGGCATCGCACAATACGGAGGAAGGAAGCCAACAGACGTGGGGCGATGTTGTTGACATTGACTTCCTGTGCTGGCTCACTGAGCAGATTGTCATGATTGACCCGAAGACATCGTGCAAAGTTGTAGGCAAACCTGAAGAATGGGAAGGTCTTGATTACAATAAAAGCCTATTCCACACTCCTGACGGTTGCGGACTGCCCATCGGAAACCTGACAAGCCAGCTGTTGTCGAATGTCTATCTGAACGAGTTCGACCAATTCTGTAAGCGCGAACTGAAATGCAAACATTATGGCCGTTATGTTGACGATGCCTATGTGGTGAGCCGTGATAAACAATGGCTGCTTGACTTGATTCCGAAGATGGACGATTTCTTGCGTCAACGATTACACCTTGAAATCCATCGTGGAAAAACACATCTACACCAAGCCAGTCACGGCGTGGAGTTCCTGGGCGGTTTCATTCTGCCTGGCCGCACATATATGAGTCATGCAGCCGTTCGACGCTTGCGTCAGAATGTTGATGATCTGAAGGGCAGCAACCCTGCCAAGTTATATAGAAGCATCAACTCCATGCTTGGTGTCTTGAGTCATTTCGACGACTACAGGCTGAGCCGCGAACTGTTCTGCGTAGAGCCATTTTTGAAGCACGGACACTTCAGCGATGACATGACACACTATTTTCTTCGGTAAACCCCAAACACGGATAAATGCGAATGGTAAACATACATTTTTAACTTATAAGATTATGAACAACAAGTATTGCGGTGAACCAGCAGACTTTGCACTTCTGAAAGAGGATGCAAGTCGAGTGATAATCAGCTACGACCTTCAGCAGAAAGAAGGTGACACGCTCGTGACATGGCGTGAGCTCGTATTCTACAAAAAGAAAGGTGGAAAACCAAGCATCGATGCGGTGAAGAAAGCCATCATTGCCGACATCAACGCACGCACCGATGAGAAGATCATCAGCGGTTTCGTATGGAACAACATTCCTGTATGGCTCAGTGAAGAGAACCAAAACAACTTCAGCGAGGCACAGCGCATTGCATCTGCGATGCCTGAGGCCATCCTGCCTGTGACCTTCAAGTTGGGCGAGGAAGCAGACGGAACACCAATCTACCACACCTTCGAGACAGCAGAGGAACTGACAGGATTCTACCTCCAGGCAGTTGCTTACATCAACGACACACTCGCAGCAGGTTGGCAGCAGAAGGACAGCATCGACTGGTCTGCATACGAAGAGGCACTCAATCCACAACCAAAGAAAACAACTAAGAAAGGCAAGTAACCGCAACGGGAATGCTCTGCGCGGGCATTCCCTAAAACGGGACTTTTCCAATTTTCAACTTTCAATTTTCGACTTAGAACATGGCAACAGTAAAAGGACAGAATCTTCGCATCTTTGCCGATCAGGTTGTTATCGCAGCAGCATTGCAATGCGAACTGCACGTCGCGCTGAACACCAAGCAGATTTCGACAAAAGACACGGAGGGAGCATTCTCGGACCTCATTGTCGTAAGTCTGAACTGGGACGCGAAGGTGAATGGTGCAGTGACTACCGACCCAGACCGCAACGACCCTGCAAGTCTGATGAGTCGCATCGGTCAGACGGTCAGAGTTCAATTCGCCATTGCCGAAGGTGAACAGAACAGCGAGATGGGCGACCTGCTCGTTTCGGGCGACGCAATTCTTTCAGACGTGCAAATCACGGCAGAGAACCGCCGTCGTGGTACCTACGACATTACGCTTACGGGCTGCAAAAACCTACTGAACGAACTGCGACTGATTCGCACATCCGACGGCAACTTCATCAGGACTGCAAGCGGACACCTGGTGGCAGCACCACATCAGCAATAAACCACAAACACAGGAACTATGGAAAAGATAGTAGCTATAATAAATTACAACACGCCAGAGCTGACTGAGGCGGCAATATGGAGCCTCAGAAAGCATGGCGGTAAAGATTACAAGGTGTTGGTGTTCGACAACAGCACCGAGCGACCGTTCATCAAGCCAATGACGGGTGTGGAGGTCGTTGACAACACAAAAGGCCAGGTTATTGACTTCGACAAGGCGTTGGAGAAGTTCCCACAGCGCAATCGTGCAATCGGTTGTGCTCTCGGAAATGAGTTCGGCTCAGTGAAGCACATGATGACCGTGCAGAAGCTGTGGGAGTTATTGCCTGACGGCTTCGTGTTAATGGAGAGCGACATCTTGCTGAAGAAATCCATCGACAAGTTCTTCAATCCGGAGTATTCGGTCGTGGCGTACATCCAGAAGGAACAGCCACGCAACCGTTTCAAGATCGGCCGTGTGTTGCCGATGCTTTGCTGGATGAACGTGCCAAAGTTCAAAGCCGAAAAAGTAAAGTATTTCGACCCGAAACGCTCATGGGGATTGAAAGCCGATCCGAACGACAGAACGAACTGGTACGACACAGGTGCATCGCTGCTTGAAGACATCCTCAGTCACCGTCCACGGTTGAAAGGACTGCACATGGACATCAATCAGTTTGTCGTGCACTACGGTTCAGCATCGTGGATGCACAACCTCCGCAAAGATCACATTGAATGGCTCAACCACCACAAAGACCTGTGGCAACCACAGGAGTGGCCGAAACCAGAGACCGACAAGATTGCGTTGTGTGCAATCGGACGACTGGAGAACCGATACGCCAAAGAATGGGTGGACTATCACCTGAAAGCCGGATTCGACAAAATCTACATCTACGACAACAACCATGACGGAGAAGAACAGTTCGACGATGTGCTGAAGACGCAGATTGCCAAAGGAAAGGTGGAGATTGTCGATTGGCGAAATCGAGATCACCAGCAATGTGCCGCATACCAGGACTTCTACGAAAAGCACGGACACGAATACGCGTGGACAGCGTTCCTTGACTTTGACGAGTTTTTGTACATTGATCAAGGCGTGTTCCTTCGATTAGTGCTCGGACAGACGAAAGCATCGGTTGTGAAAGTTAACTGGGAGTGCTATGGCGACAACGGACTGGTGAAGGCCGACAAACGAAAAGTGCAGACTCGATTCACAGCACCACTGCCAGCCGACATTCAGGTGAAAGAACGTGCACACAAGGACAACCAACTCACCAAGTGTTTCGTGCGTGGCGGACTGCCGTACACCGTATGGACTAACCCACACGTACCGAAAGTGATGGGCACCTATGCCTACATCGATGGAACACCATGTGACGGAACATCCCTGCATAATCCCGACTACACTGTGGCAAGGGTGAAACACTATCTGACCAAGACCATTGAGGAATGGATGACAGGCAAAGTGGTTCGTGGAGAAGGAAGCAGCAAAGCCAACACCGAAACACTCCGCAAGAATGCAATTGACATCTTTTTCCGCTATAACGAACGGACACTCGAAAAGGAGCAATGGCTGCGTGACAACGGCTTTATTGAGTAAACCCCAAACAGGGAAACGCACGAATAGAAAAGGCAAATAATTATGGAATTATTCGGAAGTAACAATTCAGGCATATTCAATCTCTTCGGCTTGCGAAAGCGCGAGGCAACACCCCAGCCGATAACACCTGGCGTGCCTTCGTCGTCGAATGAGCAGGCACCGAAAGTTTCGGGCGGCTCATTCCAGGAGCGCATCATCTTCGCTCGCAGTCCGCAGACGGCTTTGACTGTGAGTGCCGTGTATCGAGCTACCGAACTGAGGGCGAAGACAATGGCGGTGATGCCTGTGCAGTACCGCAAGAAAGACTTTGGAGGCGGCAACTTCACCGAAGACTTGCGCGGGCTGGGCAAGCGCATCAACTATCTGTTGCAGCAGGAACCGAACCCAATCATGACGGCTTCGAGCATGTGGGAGCAAGTGACCATCAACCGCATCATGTGGGGCAACGGATTTGTGTATATCGAGCGCGACGAGATGGGATTCCCCATGCACTTGTGGCTGGTGGACTTTGGCAGTTACGACATTGCCAACGGAACCTATAACGTGGGGTATCTTTCGGACATTGGCTACGTGGAGAAAGTGAATGTACCGCGTGAGGACGTGCTGCATTTCCCCAACACCTTCCGCTATCAGAACGGCTTCTGGGGCATCCCAACGCTTCAGTATGCAGCCGAAACGCTGAGTATCATCAAGACGCAGAAGAACCAGACGCTCGAAACGGCGGCAAAGGGTGGTCGCGTGAAGGGTTTTATCTCTGAGGAGAAGCCCGCAAGCGGACAAGGCACACTGGCCTTTGGTATGTTCAATCCTGGCACCACCAACGACTACGCGAAGGAGATTAACGACAAGGTTTATACGCAGGACATCGTAGCCCTGAGAGGGCTTGAAAAATTCCAGAACATCAGCATGACGAGTGCTGATATGCAACTTTTGGAGCAGATGAACCTCGGACTGGATGACGTAGCTCGTTTCTGGGCTGTTCCCCGTCCGTTGCTTATGCTTGACACAAACAGCCATTACAACGACTACCAAAACGCGACGATGGAGTTCCACACGCGAACCATCCTGCCAGACAAGTCGGACATGGAGCGCGAGATATTCCGCAAGCTAATAGGCTTCAAGGATTACGGCTACCGCGACATCCATATCTGCGAGAAGCCGCTGCTGGCTATGGACCCCGAACGGCAGGCAAAGGTGGATCAGTTGCTGTTGCAGAACGGCACGAAGACCCCGAACGAGATTCGCCAGGAGCACGACATGCCAGCCGTGGAGAACGGTGGCACGCCACTGGCTTCGGCCAACCTCATGACGCTCGACGCGCTGATTGCGAAGAGCGAGGCGGCGACCACGCTGAAGCCGGGCAACTACACCGTGGCAGAACCCGCCAAGGAGGGCGAAGGCGAGAAGTAATGAAAAAATCATTAGGTAACAACTCGGCAACTGTTGGCCAATAGTTCACAAGTTGTTTGCCAACAATATAAAAATTGCTTGATATGACACCAAACCCGACACGAGAGGAAATTGAAGCCCTCGAAAGAGAGATTCAGGAGAAAAGAAAGCGCGACGTAAGACGTGCAGTAAACCCAGCGAGAGTATGACAGAGGAATGGAGAGATATTGCAGGGTATGATGACTACTACCAGGTATCATCATTTGGCCGCGTTAAAAGTCTGGAGCGATACATCCAGCAGAGCGACGGCATGAAAGCACCTTATCGCATACCTCCGAAGATTCTGAAGCCCAAGCGGTCGCCAAATGGCTACTTGTTCGTGCATCTGTCGAAGGATGGCAAGGCACACCCGCATCGCATTCACCGAATGGTAGCAGAGGCTTTCATACCGAACCCTAAAGGACTCTCGTCAGTAAACCATAAGAACGAGGACAAGACCGACAATCGCGTGGAAAACCTCGAATGGTGCACGGTTGGATATAACAACGACTACGGAACTCGTCAGCAGCGCGTGCAGATCAACCAAAAGCAACGGAGGGCTGTGTGCATGATGTCGCTTGACGGTGAAGTATTGAGAGATTTCCCCACATGCCTGTCAGCAGCGCGATACATCACAGGGGAATCATCCGGCAAGAGTCAGCGTGTCCGCGTGACTGACAACAATATCCGCAGAGCCTGCCGACTGCATCAGCATAAAGCCTACGGCTATCGGTGGGAATTTCAGCAGTAAACCCCAGACAGGGAAATGAACGATAAGTAGTAACAAGTTTTTCAAGATTGAGATATGAAACAGACACGATTTATTCCGATTGAGACTTGTGGCTTGCAGGTACGCGAGCCGCAGGAAGGACAAGAGATGAGCCGCGAAAT